TTTCTCGTCAATAATTTCAATGTAGCTCTGCCAAGTGATACTGTTTTGCAGATAGGCAGTGCTGCTGTCGGCGGTTAAACGACTAACGCGGATTGTCCACGGTCCAGTACCATCCAAGTCAAACTCGTACGCCCGCTGGAACTGGCTGCTTGATTTGCCGCTAACAGTAGGCTCAGCAACTGTGCTGTAAGGACCGCCGTTAGCTGAAACTTCAATCCGATAGCTGACACTCGTGCCGGTGATGTCGCCGTTATCCCTGTTGTTTGCTTGAAGTGCTGGGTGGTTGATGATTACCCGGCAACGCTCAATATCGGTGTCAGTAATCGTCCGGGTGATCGGACCAGTGGCAACGGTGATCGCAGTGTTGACGCCGACTGCATTTTCAGCAGTGCTAAACCCAGCTATCGGGGTCTGCGTTTCGTCCGTTCCAGTGCGCGATTCAATCGTGTAGCCGTTGAAGTTATAGGTGCCGTCTGGGTTCTGGATTGGCGTTGAATCCAGGTAGGTGTCCTTGGTAATGCTGTTAGGGAAGCCCTCGATCTCGCCTTCGCTCAGCGCATAAACCGTCTTGGCAAATGCAACCGAAAACAGGTTGTTGGCAGCCTCAACAGGTTGCCGTGCAGTTGGCGTGACAGTGACGTTCTGTTGAACAGTCTGTTGTACAACTGTTTGGCCGCCACCACCGCCACCAGCGCCGCTGACTTCAGGCAGATCTTGAAAGTCTTCCATCAGAGGCTGTTCTGCAGTTCCAGACCGAAGCTCAGGACGGGCAACGATCCAATGATGCGCTCACCGTAGAGCACTGGAACGACTTCGCCCTGCTGGGTATTGGCGTTGGATTTATCGAAGGTAAATGAGCGTTCCTGTTCCTCTCGGCTGCGACCGCTAGTGGCTCCACTGCCGATACCGCCCGGACCGGCAACATTGGGCATTTTGGGGGTCGGCGTCAACAAATCAGCAATGCCGCCAAAAATCAAGCTTGCACCGACTGCGCCGATGCTTATTGCCGTACCAGCGCCAAACCCCAAGCCAAGTCCAAACAAACCGGCGCCTGCCGTAACAATCGCAAACGCGACGATTGCGACTCCGGCAATAATTTTTCCGACGCCACCTTTACCTACTGGTATCGGCGCCAATACAAATCTTTTGCTCAAAGGCCATAGCAGTTGCTCTTCATCCAATCCTTCGGGATGCTCTGTGATCGCACGCCAAGCAATGCCATTTTCGCTTGACTGAAGAAAATACTCGCGAAGTCCGGGGATTTGGGCGCACAATGCGCGAACGGCTTCGGCTGGGGTCTTGACCGCAAGTTTGAACTGACGACCAAAACGGCGTCCTGCTTCGCCAAGCAATCGGATCGTCACCATCAGCCTGCCCTCCGCACAACCATGTAGCTATTCTCGCGGAAATATCCGCTGTAGGAAGTCGTTCCAGATAACCTACCCACTAAATGCTGGTACAGCTGGTTGGCAGCTGGGTCTTCCACCACGGCGACGTGATTGCAAGCATTCTGATTGCGGATTCGCATCAGGATCACATCACCCCGCATTAGATCTAGGCCGGCAGGCACTTTGACGAAGCCTTCGGCAGCGAAGTTCTGCTCGAAATAAGTAAAGCCAGGCTTTGACCATTCCCCCTCGTAGCGCCGAGCGTAATCGCCCATCTCTATGCCCATCTGCTGCTTGTACCAGTCCCGCACGGCGGAATAGCAGTCGTAGACGCCGTAGTTCCAGGGGCGCCCTAGCAAACCTGCGTCTTGGGAAGGATCCAGCCAGAAAGCTTCGCTGCCAGCGCAGTTCCAAACGGCATAAGGCAGATTCAACGCCTTGCACGCTTTGATGTCAGCTGGGCTAAAACCGCTGTACTTGGCGTGGCTGTGCCAGCAGGCTTTGGCGTCGTCCAAATAATCGGCAGTGTCCTGGGCGCTGATGACGAACGTGTCAGGCTCGTTGCTGGTGTTCTGGCATTCGACAACTGTGCCGTCAATCAGGATGAAGCCGCATGTTTCCTTTGGGTATGCACGCTCTGCATAAGTCCGCATCGCTAGCCGCTGTTCAGCAGTAAGCGGGTTTTGCCATTGCGACAGCATCAGCCTTGTGAATCGACGAGACCAGGGAAACCGCCAAATGGCAGCCGCGCACCATCACCGAATCGGAGCTGGCAACTAGTCAAGCGCTTCCCGCAAACATCATCGGCCAGATCCGTAACTTCGTCATCGTTTGCGTCGAAATAATCCGTGCCGTCATAGTGACATCCAATGTCACTGCGGTAAATCCACTGGCATTGCTCACGCAAAAGGCGCCGACCAGGCAAGCTCCGACCCTCAAGGTCAAATGGAACCGCCAGCTGAAAAGTGACAGCGAGTTTGGTCTCGTTTGATTTCTGCTCAACAACCCACTCGTCTGGTCCCCAATAAGCATCAGGATCTGCACCAGGAGTGCCGTCGAGATACGTCGTCAGTGTGCGGATCCGGCTGACGCTGGCGCCAACCAAGTCGCTGTAGGTATTGGTCAGCGCTGTAATCGCCAAGCCAACGTTGGCGAAAGTGATACTGGGACGCTCCAGCTTGCCGCTGGTATTTAACTCAAACCCATTGGCCTGCATCGGCAAAGCCGTGTAGGTATTGGTCCTGTAAGTAATGTCATCGCCGTCAGTCTGCGACCAGTTGCAAAAGCGATAGATCGACTGGTCGGTTGAGCCAGCAGGCAACAGCGTCGAAATGTCCAGAGTGAAGAGGTCAATGACCTCCGGCATCTGGGTCTTGAAGGTCTCAGCGACTGGTGGTGATTGCGTCATACAAACACTCGCTCTAGTTCAAACGAGATCGTCATAAATGACGCGCTGACTGGTGTCATTGTCCAGCCATCACGGAGCACATAATCGCGGGCGAAAGGGTCAACGTCACCTCCACAACCGTGTCATTGGCAATGTCCACTGAGGTCAGCAGACCTGTGTCAAGGTTGGCGGTGTAGTTAGTTGGGCGGGTGTAGCCGGCGAGAGATAGAGCACTGAGATCCGTGTAGCCCAAGTCCAGCACGCCGCTTTCAAACGGGCGGGAAAAGGTTTTGGTGGACATTGGGGCGGTCCACTCAATCGCTGAGCCACGCACAGTCAGTAAATAGCTCTCAATCGAATATGCGTCGGCATTGGGCATTGGCGAGGTAAGGCACTGCCAAATCTCACGGTCAGTGTTCAATCCGTCAGTCAACAACTGGACATAGCCGTCGCCAAAGGTTGCCTGCTGACGGCGTTGGCTGCGTTTCACCACCGGGGTGGCATGAGCCAGTGGGATGTCGTCAAATTCGATGTAAGCCATTAACGCAGGACCCCTCCGCTACGGCGTTCGTTGACCAGGGTTGACATCACGATACCTTGAACTTGGTTGGCGATCTGCTTCTGGGCAGCAGGGCTTAGCTGTTCGCCAGTGTTTTCGACCGTGATGTTGATCGAGCCAACCTGGACGCCGCCCATTGCGCTATTGGGAACAATACTGCCGCTGCGTCCGGGGACAAACAGCTCAGGACCACGCTCGCCCACTAACGCAGGCTTGCCGCTCATGACGCTTCCGCCATTAGCAAAAGCCCCCTGGAAACCAGAGAAGTTCCCCAACCCTTTAAGAGAACCACCAATTCCAGTTAATCCTGTCGCGCCCGCATAACTTGCCCCAGCAGCAGAACCACCAACCCCAAGACCTGGAACACTGCCACTTAGGGCACCTTTGCCACTTAAACCCTTGCCGACGCTGGCAAATGGGCTAAACGCACTGGAGACAAGCCCGATCAAGCCAGTCACAGCCTGTTGAGCTGCAATCCGAATCATGTTGTCAATGATCGAATTGGCAAGCCGCTGGAAGGCATCGCCAATTGTTGTTGTACCCCTAGCGACCTCGGAGACTAATGACGAAAACTCAGACGTTGTAACGCCAATAGATTTACCGAGTTCATCAAGCGGATTCTTGACTGCCGCAAACTCTTGCATCTTGATCGCCGCATCACCTGCCAGCTGCGCTTGTTCTTTGAGCTTTGCTGCCTGAGCGTCAAGAACAACACCAAGCTCCTTGCCAAGCTGAATATCAACGAGCTGCAACTCAATACTCTTTGCAGCTGCTGCGTTGTTAAGTACGGTGGCATCAGTGACACCTTTGGTCAGCTCGGCATATTTGCGGCTAATCTCAAGGCGCTGGACATCAGCTTCTGTCCGCACACGATCTAGATCGTTTTGCTGCTTCTCAATCGCTAAGCGATTCCTGGCGGC